GACAAGAATCGGACAAAATAGTAAAATGGTGCTTACCGGCGATGTTTCTCAATCGGATTTGAGTAGACATTTACAGGGAGGCTTTTATGATCTAATACAAACACTAGACAAAATAGAAAATATTGGAATTTCTACTCTTACAGATAGCGATATTATTCGTAATCCTATTATTGCCAAAATTTTAGCAAAACTAGATATTTATGAACAAGGCAGAAAATAGCACATGCTTACTATTAAATGCAGACTATAGTCCATTAAAAATTATTAGTTGGCAAAGGGCCATAGTATGGTCACTAAAATATCAACATGACCATTCTTATGCCATTGAAATAGTAGAGTATTATACTGATAAATATATCCAAGGAGCTAATGATAAAAAACATCCAGTTCCTTCTGTTGCAAAAACCATAAAATACTTTAACCTATTTAATAGATCTCTAAAATTCTCAAGACAAAATTTATTTATTAGAGATAATTATACTTGTCAATATTGTGGTAAAAGTTTTGCATATCAAGAACTAACATATGATCATGTTATTCCTAAAAGTAAATTTGGAGCAAACAAAGAATTAGCAACCAATTGGTGCAATATAACAACAGCATGTACAGTATGCAATAGAAGAAAAAACAATAAGACACCAGAACAAGCAAGTATGAAACTACTAACAAACCCATATAAACCCAAATATGATTCTAGGTTCTTGCCAGTATCTAGACAATTGTCTACTATAGGAGTAGACATGCCCTCTGCATGGAAGAATTATCTTACACTTTATTCATAATTTATTATATGCAAGATTTAGATAAACTATATTTATTGGCCGAGCAATATTTTAATCCTAAAGAATATGCTCAATTTATAGATTTATTGAATATACTTAATAGTAGACTTGGTAATATAACAATTCCAGCTAGTAATATTTCAGATAAAGATATTAAATATCCATATGAGATAGAGATTATGTTGAATATGAAAATTTTTAGACATGATCAGTTGGGTCAAAGAGTAGAATTACAAAAATGTCTAGAAATTCCTTTCTTAAAAAAGATACCAATTGGTCAAGAGCCTTCATCTGTTGTAAATTCAATAAACAACGCAATAGATAACGTTTGATATGCGGTATATTTCTAAGTACTCTAATAATAAGCCTGTAACAGCGGCGCAATATATCACAGAAATAATCTGTGAAAAAAAGGCTCAGAAAGATCGTTTAGATTTACATTATAGATTTTGGACATTAAAAATTTGGTCTAGATTTTTTAGAGATCAAATAGCTACCGCAAATAAACTATTAAAGGATTATGATGCTAAAGCTATTATTAAAGCGTTAAATGATCCCAAATCACAAACAATATATTCTTTAAGAGCACCTTTCTTAAAAGATATTATTATTGAGCACCAAAAACAATTAGAAAATATTAATACTACGTTAACAAAAAGTTTTGAAAGAAAAGATAATATTAATCATAGAAAATCAAATCAGAAAAAAACAGGCATTATTTCAAAAATAAAGGACATAGAAAATGGCAGTTAAAGACGACGTAAAGAAAAATTTCGGATCTGATATTATTTTATCAGCTAACGCTATCATAGATAGAAAATCAACAGTAATACCTGTTAGTCCAGCACTTGATTTGGTATTACAAGGTGGAATTCCAGAAGGTAGTTTCGTTGTATTTACAGGTCAGCCTAAGTGCGGGAAGACAACAACATCACTAGCATTCGCTGCTACAGCACAAAAAGAAGAATATCAAGGAGATCTTAAAAAACCTAGACATGTATACTATCTAAATATAGAAGGCCGATTAAAAAAGAGAGACTTAGAAGGAATCCCGGGATTAGATCTAGACAGATTTGATGTAATAGGTTCTCAACAGGGCAAAATATTACATGCTGAGGAGTATTTACAAATAGGAGAAAAGTTAATCAATGAAGAACCTGGATCAATTATAATCATAGACTCTTATTCTGCTTTATGTACAGAAGCTGAAATTACTAGTGATATGGACAAAATGCAAAGAGCAGATGGAGCAAAATTACTTGCTAAATTTTGTCGTAAAGTTGCTAATGTTATACCAGTAAATAAAAATATAGTTATTGGTATTACCCACTTGATGGGCAATCCTGGCTATGGTAATGCCGAATGGAAAGAAAAGTCTGGTCAAGCTATTGCATATCAAACAGACGTTAAATTAAAAGCAAAGTTCCATAAGCCATGGACTCTAGGTACAGATGGTGCTCAAATAGGACAAGAAGTAGAATGGCAAGTACTATGTTCTGCATTAGGGCCACCCGGAGGTACGATTACTTCATATTTGAGATATGGAGAAGGCATCGACAAACACACAGAACTTGTTATGATTGCTACAGACATGGGACTTATCAACAAAGGTGGCGCTTGGTATACTCTTGATTTTATAGCAGATGAAAAATTAAAGTTTCAGGGCGCAGAAAAAGTTCGACAATATTTAGTTGATAATCCAAATAGGTACGAAGAACTTTATACTGCTATCAAGTCAACAGTTGGTATTAAAATATGAATGTTTATGATTTGGACGATAATATATATAGTTGGAATCTAGTTGGTCATAAACCCAACTGGCATATTAAAAAATCTTCATTACATTTAAGAGCTAGAGATATAATTATATCCGCTTACCCAACATTACAAATTTTGGAAGAAGTACCAATAAAAACACATAAAAATGATACTTTATATTTAGATTTTTATATACCCTTAAAAAGAATGTGCATAGAAACACACGGTGAGCAGCATTATAAATTTGTTGCTCATTACCATGGAAATGCTTTGGGTTTTTTAAGACATAAGAAAAGAGATGCGGAAAAACAAGAATGGTGCGAAAAAAATGGTATAACATTTATAGAATTTCCTTTTGACGAAAGTGATGAACAATGGCAGAAACGACTAGAACAGCAAAAGATCAGCTAGAAGAATGGGATAAAATTTTAGATGAATATGAATCATCAATAGGACTATCTAAATACCAATCCGACCTTTTTCCCGAATCAGAAACTAATATATATTTCTCTATGAATAGAGACCAAATAGAAAAGTTAACTCCAGAAGATTGTTTACAAATAGCATACAGACTAACACAATTAGCTTTACATATTCAAAGAACAAACAATAGAGAACTAGCAAGATATAATTGGGCAGACGAAACAATGAAAGAGGTTATTGCTGATGAGATCAATAATTATAAAGGATACGGTTTCATGGAAAAATCTCTACAGGCCATCAAACACAATGACAAGGCCACCGCACTGAATAAAATTAAGAAGTACGCAAAACAAAGATCGGACAGATTGTCATATTTGTCTGGCAACATTAAAAATTTGGCAGATATATTAACAATGGTTTATAGATCAAAGGCATCTATTAAGAACTAATTATGATACTAAGTGATACAGCAGCGGAAAGAGCGGTATTGGCAGGAATATGCTCTTATGGCGAAGAAATATACATTGATATCAACGATCTAGTAAATGAAAAGTGTTTTACTGTAGATAGTAATGGTCTAATTTTTAGATGTATAAAACATATCTACGATAAAGAGGCTACTCTAAACATAGATATTGCTTCTATATATTCTGCCGCAAGTGAAATTGGTATTTCTCATTTATTAACTTCGAAAGAAGAAGCCCAGCATCTTAGAGCAATACTAGAGTTTCCTGTTGGCAAAGATAATGTTAGAAAATTTGCAATAAAAATTCGTAAGCTAGAAATTGCTAGATCATTACATAAACAACTTGAAGATACTCAAGATAAGCTATTAGATATTTCTGGATCTGAATCTATAACTAGTATTTTAGCTATAGCTGAAGATGCTGTATTTAATTTTTCTACAGAACTTGGTAATGATAGCGATAATACTCCATCAATGATGTCGTCTGGCATAGATGATTATATTACATATCTACAAACTAATAAAATCGATCAAGTTGGTATTTCTACTGGATTCCCAGTATATGATCAGGCTATTGGTGGTGGTTTAAGAAAAGGGACCATTAATGTTATTGGTGCCAGACCAAAAGTTGGAAAAACATTATTGTCCGATAATATGGGTTTGCATATAGCAAGACAGAACATTCCTGTTTTAAATATGGATACAGAAATGAATAAAGAAGATCATATTCATAGAATATTAGCAATGCTAACAGAAATAGAGATCAATAAAATAGAAACAGGAAAATTTACAGAGTCCCCTGTACAACAAACAAAAATAACAGAAGCTGTTAGTATTTTAAAAAATGCGCCACTTTATCATAAATCAATCGCTGGTAAAAGTTTTGATGAACAATTAGCCATTATGCGTAGATGGTTAGTACAAGAAGTTGGACTTAACGAAGACGGGTCTGCTAAAGATTGTGTTATAGTATACGATTATCTAAAACTTATGGATACTAGTGGTCTTACGCAAGATCTCAAAGAATATCAAGTTCTTGGGTTTATGATGACAGCATTACATAATTTTGCTGTAAAATATAAAGTACCAATACTAGCCTTTATACAATTAAATAGAGACGGCATTACCAAAGAAAGTACAGATTCTGCTAGCGGTTCTGATCGTATCATATGGTTATGTAGTAATTTTACAATCTTCAAAAGAAAAAGCGATGAAGAAATTGCAGAAGATGGTCCAAGTAATGGTAATCGAAAATTAGTTCCTCTTATTAGTCGTCACGGAGGAGGGCTTGATGATAATGATTATATTAATTGTAGTATGAAGGGTTGGTGCGCCAAGATAACAGAGGGTAAAACCAAACTAGAACTAGGTAGTAGTAGTAGTAGTAGTAATAAGACAGAAGGCTTTATATCAGATGAATCAGACAATGAAGAGATCCCGTTCGTATAGTCAAACACAACTTAAATTAATTTGTGATAATCTGTGTGATAATATTGAACCATTATTAGACACTTTCAATATAGATTATAAGCAAAATAATAAAATGTATACAATGTCTTGTCCAATTCATGGAGGAGATAATTCTTCTGCATTGAATATTTACCATTTGGGGGATAATTATCGAGGCAATTGGACATGTAGAACTCATAATTGTGAGAAAATTTTTAAGTCATCAATTATTGGTTTTATCAGAGGATTATTATCTGTAGAAAAATATGATTGGACTAATACTCAAACCGAAATGTGTTCATTCAATGAGGCAGTAGAATTTGCTCTGAATTTCTTAAATAAGGATATGAAAGATTTTAAAGTATCCAAAAAAGCACAAGAAAAAAATAAGTTTACTCAAATAGTTAATAACATTCAGAATAAAAATACAGATTCTAATATTTCAAAAATTACCAGAGAATATGTAAGATCGGTACTTAAAATTCCATCTCAGTACTATATTGATAGAGGATATTCTTCGAATATACTAGAAAAATATGATGTGGGATTATGTGATACATTAGGCAAAGAAATGTATGGCAGAGTTGTTGCTCCAATTTATGATAATGATCATATGTTTGTGGTTGGATGTACCGGAAGATCTATATTTGGTAAATGTTCTAAATGCGATACTTTTCATGAATATGATATGTCTTGTCCGTCCTCAGATAATTCATGGAAATATTCCAAATGGAAACATAGTTATGGATTTAAGTCACAAAATTATTTATACAACTACTGGTATGCAAAAGAACATATCCTATCTTCACAAACAGCAATATTAGTTGAAAGTCCTGGTAATGTTTGGAGATTAGAAGAAAATAATATTCATAATAGCGTAGCCATGTTTGGTTGTTCGTTAAGTGATAGACAAAAATTCATACTAGATGCTTCTGGAGCAATGAATTTAATTGTACTAACTGACAACGATGATGCTGGTAGAAAAGCAGCGCAACAAATAAAAGTAAAATGTGAAAAAACCTATAATGTATATATACCAACAATATCTAAAAATGATGTTGGAGATATGACATCCGAAGAGATAAATAAAGAGATCAAAACATATCTGGAGCAAGTTAAATGACTAAAATTATTGCATTTTCTGGCCGCAAACAATCTGGCAAAACTGTTTGTTGTGAATTTTTACATGGACTATTAAGTTCTAATGGATATAAAGATGTTGCTATATATAATTTTGCAGATCCATTAAAAGAAGATATTTGCATGAATATGTTCGGTCTAACGTATGCTCAGTGCTATGGCGAAGACGATAATAAAAATGAATTAGTAGATGCTTATTGGGATGGTAAGCAATTAACAGCAAGAGATTTGATGCAATTAGTTGGTACCGATATTTTTAGAAAACTTAACAATAATGTTTGGGTAAATGCGCTAATCAGTAGAATCAAAAAAAGTAATCATGAAATTGTAATAGTATCGGATTGCAGATTTCCAAATGAAATTGAAGCTATCAAGAAGAATGACGGATTAGTATTCAGATTAAATAGAAATCCGCACAAGTCTGATCATATCAGCGAATCCATATTAGATGCTCATTGTTATGATTGGACTAATTTTAGTTCTGTTATCAGTAATGAATATATGACAGTAAGAGAACAATTTGAAACCCTAAAAAAACTTATGCTACATTTTCATATTCTACCCATAGAGCAATCGAAATGATAATAACTTATTTTAGAAGTTCATCGTATAATGCACATAATATGTGCGAACAACAATACTTTTTTGAATATGTGCTTGGATGGCGAGGCCCATCAAATAAAAAGGCAGATAAAGGCACAATTGTACATAAGGTTCTTGAAATTTTAGCCATAATCAAACAGGGAATACAAGACAATAAAAAGATTGTAACAGATGATATTCTTGGCGAAATCCAAGTTTCAAAATATAGTTTAGATATTATCATAGAAAAAGTATATAAGTACTATACGAATGAATTTAAACATCATATTTGGGAAAATAAAGACTACAAGGACTGTTATAATTGGGTTTATAAAGCAATAAATTATTGTAATGGATTATTTGATCCTAGAAATAGAATCATAGTTTGTCCTGAACAAAGATTCGATATAGAGATTAAAAAACCATGGTCAGCATATAAATATGAAACAAGCGACGGTGTGCTGGAAGGCAATTTAGCTATAAAAGGAACAATGGATCTAATTACTAAAATAGATGATAACACATATGAATTAATAGACTGGAAAACAGGCAGAAGACTTGATTGGGCCACCGGCGCTGAAAAAACACAAGAAAAACTAGAAACTGATCCTCAACTCAGAATATACTACTATGCATTAAGACATTTATATCCAGAAATTGAGAACATAATTGTAACGATATATTTTATTAATGATGGAGGTCCATTTTCTGTTTGTTTCAATAAATCTGACATGACCGCTACAGAAAATATGATCAGAGACAAATTTGAATATATCAAACAAACTAAAAGACCAAGATTAAATAAAAGTTGGATATGTAGTAAATTGTGTCATTTTGGTAAAACTACTTTTGAAAATAGTAATATATTACCCATTATAGAATATAGAGATAACCAATTGACTCCCACAAATAAAACAATGACCAAATGCGAACAAGTTAAACACGATTTGGAACTCAAAGGTATGAAAGAAGTAGTTGACGAGTACACGGTTCCAGGTTATACTGTTGGTAAGTACAAAGCACCAGGAAGCATTGAATGAAAACTTATATTCCTCTCCATGTACATTCTCATTTTTCTTTATTGGACGGACTAAGCAAACCCGAGCAAATTGCTGATCGATGCTATGATATAGGAGCAAAATCTTGCGCATTAACAGATCACGGCAATATAGCCGGTTCTGTTCAATTTTTTACAGCAATGAGAAAAAAGAATATTAAGCCTATACTTGGTTGTGAAATATATGTTTGTGGTGGGGATCCAAAAAATAAAGCTAAAGAAAATGGTAAACTTTCTCATTTTCTGGTTTTGGCTAAAAACCTCAAAGGATGGCAAAATCTGATCCGTTTAATTTCTATATCCAACAGCCCGGAACACTTTTATAGAAAGCCTAGGATCGATCTTAATGGCCTTAAAGAGGTATGCGGACCAGATCTAATAGGTATCTGTGGTCACCTTGGATCGGTTCTAGCAGATAAAATAGTTAAAGATGATACCATTATTGATGATTGGCAAAAAATTGGCCTGGATTGTATTTCTGAGATTAAAGAAATATTCGGAGATAATTTCTTTCTAGAATCCCAACTAATGGATAAATATAATAATCCTATACAAATAGAATTAACAGAAAAAATTAGACAATTAGGATACTTATCAAAAACAAAAGTTATATGTACTCCAGATGCCCATTATTGTACAAAAGAAGATGCTGTCGATCAAAGAGTTCTATTGTGCAATAATCTGAAAACAACATTTCAGAATATACAATCCAAAATGGATTCTGATGAAGAGATTGGTATGAGTTGTTTTTTTACATCGGACAATTTTCATATTTTATCACAAGAAGAAATAAATGAATTACATAATGAAGAAGAAATAATAAATACACAATATGTAGATTCTTTATGTGAGGAATATGATATTACTCATAAACCAATGTTGCCTATGTTTAAATGTCCAAAGAGTTATGATGATGCGGAATATTTGAGACAACTTTGTAGAGACGGATGGAAAGAAAAGATTGCAAATAATATATCTAAAGATGAACAAAATCAATATGTTGATAGAGTAAAATACGAACTAGATGTTTTACAAGGGGCTAATTTATCTAGTTATTTCCTAATTGTGCAAGATATTGTTAATTATGTGAAAAATAATAATTGGTTACCCGGACCAGGAAGAGGTTGTTTTATACCAGATACTAAGGTAAAAATGGGAGATGGAACATTAAAACCTATTCAGCAAATATGCGTCGGAAATACAGTTATAGATGCATATGGCGATCCTCAAGAG